CTGATAGTAAATGTAATTTAATTGGTTTGCGTTCTGTGTAGAAATATTCAGCTAGTCTAATATCCTCTTTCATAACCCATTCAGGATTAGTGTCACCTGTGCCACGCATTGTGAATCCTTGATCCACTTCGGCATTAGGATACATTTTCTTGAAGTTTTCTTTACTGATAACTGTGGTAATTAATACCTTTTCTGCATCTGATCCGTCAGGCATAACTGAATTAGGATCAAAGTAAACTGTGAAAGGATTATCAATAGCTCTAATGTAGATTTCTTGGTCGAATGAATCGTCACGAACATAGTCTGTAGTTACACGCCAATATCCCCAACCCATTCTTACTGCAAAGTCACCAGCTTTGTCATAAGCTTGGTCTGCATCGGATTGAACTTCAATGTGACGGAAAATACCTGTAATGATCTCGGCCATCTTTGCGTCTGATTCATTATTCATGCCATGCGCTTTCATGCGAGGGCGTTGTTGACGCATTTGGTTAGTGAGTTGACGGCAATACGCATCAACTTTATTGACTGTTAAACATGGTCTTGCTTCTAAAACTCTTGAATTTTGTATTTCTACAGGCCATTGGTCACCTGCTGCAAACTTTAAATCCTCTAACGCTTCACTTCTGTTCATTTGGTCTGCTTCATTAGCAAACTGTAAGAATTGAATCGCATCTTGAATTCTTGGATCGTTGTCAACAACTTGAGTTTTTTTCATTCTTGCCATGTTTTATCCCATCCAGCTTACGCCAGGAGTATATGTTTGTTTACGGACTTTCTGTTCTTTCTTATCTTGAATCATTAATCCAATATATCTAAATGCGTCAGCTCCATGTGAATAAACATCATGGAGTGGCGTTCTGCTAAATTGACCTGAATCAGGGTCAACTTCATATCGGTAATGACGCAAGCATTGTAACCCATCTGCGCAATTTTCTCTATCAAAATAACAAGAACTGAATATGGTTCGTGCAGCGTTTATGGAATCCACCACAGGAACTCTAGGTAAAATGTTAGTTTTATATCCTGCGGCTCTTACAATATCGTCAATAGAACGACCATTAGACGCAATATTTTTGCTTTCTGCATCATGTGGTAAGTGAATAGTGTCGTAAACATAGCCTAATTTTTGCAGTTCTTGCAAATAATGGCTCATAGTTTTTTGCGTATCTTGCAAATAATTGATTAATCTTGTTTCCATGCCTATAAATTGAACAAACCAAATAGCTGTGTGATCTGCCCAACCTAAATCAAATACTGCATGAACAGGTTTGGTAGCGTCATAAGGCACTTTTGTAATTCTGCCTTGTAAGTCTGCCATATTCATTTCATTAGCAAATATAGCGCCATCTACAGTTAATCTGCATAGGCCTTCCCATACATTATTGTAGGCTGCAATATCACGATTCTTTAATGAATCCTTTTCCATGCGTAATGTTTCAGGAAACCATGGATTGTCTGACCAATTGATTTTGGTAATAACAGAGTTTTCAGGAGGTTTTACAACGAATCTTTGATAGGTTTCGTCTGATTCTAATTCAGGATTGAATGTTATCCATATTTCTGATTTCTCTTTACGGATAGTAGGAATAAGAACATTCCATGATGTTTTTGATACTGTTTGAGCTTCTTCTACCCAACATACATCAATACCCTCAAAAGACTTAACATTGGCAATATTGTTCTTTAAGCCAACAAAAGCAAACTCTGTGCCGTTTAACCCTCTGATTGTAGCTTGGGTAACTTCATAAAATGACTCCAGACCCATTTCAATGATTTGATCTGATAGAAGCTTATGAACAGAATCCTTCATGGATGTCATAAATTCTCTAGCGCATAATACGCGAGTAGGGTTTTTAGCGCCTTTTATGAGTAAAGCTCTTGCCACACCCCAAGACTTTGCACCACCTCGACCACCATAAAGCACTCGATAACGTGATTCTTTTGGTTCAAATAGACAAGAAAGCTTATAAGGGAACTGAACTTTCCCTATGGCTTCCTGTAATTCTTGCTCATTCACTAGGTTTTACAAAAGTTACTTCGATGCCTGTTAATAATGGACTGCCTTCTGCACCTGTAATCTCTTGAAGTTGAACAGCTTTGCCATCCAATCTATCAATAACCTCTTTTACTGCCCAAGGTTCACGAGCAACTGCTGCTTCGACTAAACCTTCAACAACTTGAGGTAGCTTTTCAGGATTCTGAACAATGTGCTTACGCAAAGCATCATAAAATATCTTTGCTCTTGCATTGTTGTGATTGCCTATTGGTGCGCCCATAATTAACTCAACTATTAACTAATTGATTAAATTATATTATACAGTCGGTTCTTCAGGCAATGGTTCTGCTGGAGTAACTTCTACAGGAGTAGATTGTTCTTGCACTTGTGGTAATGCTTGACCTTTGATTTTAGCTACTAAAGGTTCTGCAATTTCCATAGGAAGTTTATAAACGCCTGCTAATACTAATTCTGCTTCTTTGATTTCAAGTTCCAACTTAATGGCCATGATTTGCTCCTTGGTTAAAATGTGTAATATATATCACTTTTTTTGATTTAATTATTTAAATAACTATTACTTTTTCTTCTTTTTAGCTGCTTCTCGCTTCTCGCTGTAGGCGATTGCAACTGCCTGTTTAATAGGCTTACCTGCTTTTACTTCAGCTTTAATGTTAGATTTAAAAGCTTCTTTGCTTGTTGATTTTTTTAGTGGCATAATTTTATTCCTTTTCCTCTATAAATGCTACATCTTGCCATGACATAATGAGATATTTCTCGCCATTATCCATAACAGGTTGAAATTTAAGATATTCGTCTTTACCCATAGTGCCAAATCTAATTCGGTCACCTACAGATACAGGCATAATATCATATTTACCTTCTTTAATCTTTTTACCAGGGCCAACTGCTACTACAACGCCTGTATTGTATTCTTCAGCGTAAACAAAGCCAGGTATTGCTGACTTATCTTCACGCTCTAATGGTTTTACTAAAATCTTGTCTGCAAAGGGTCTAATCATTTCTTTTTGCCTTTCAATTTAGATTCTTGATGTGATTTCATATCAAGTTTGATCTCATGTTTAACAAATTCAATGGTTATGCGTGATTGATCTTCGATGTATTCACCGCACCAATTATTCTCGTGTTTATTTAAAGATTGAGGATAGCGATGGCAGTTTCCTAATACATCGCCAAAAGAAAAGAATTTACAAGACTTGCAAACTTCTTTAGAATTTAATACAGCCACTTATTACCTCCATTAATATTTGGTTAGAAACTCCCAATCAGGCTAGGGCTGGTTGGGATTTCGTTTTATTACATACCGTCTTGTTCGTGTTCTATGCGTTTGTGATCGTAAGCAACGTGTTCTCTAGCGCCACCTTTTAATTCACCTAAACGACCATCGTATTTACCAGCGTGTGAAGCTTCGCGTAAGCCAAGTCCATCAGCCTTACCCATACCAACACCGCCTTTTAAACCAACTTTCTTTTCACCTGAAGTGTCAGAAGCAAGAACGCCTTTAGGCATTTTCTCACCTGATACGCCTGGTGTATATTTTTCTGCGTCTTTCATACCCATTTTGAGTTCCTTTTAATCTAAATTTAGCTAAATTTTCACGATTTATTCGCTTCGTGAGCTTTTATTTTAGCAGAAAATTGAGCTTTGAGTATCTTTATTTCGTCTATTGACCACTTTACTGTCGCATTATCAGATTCGAGTGTTTCAACAAGCTGTATTCCAATTTTTCTAATAAGTCCGAGTCTGTAGCGGATGAGGTTACCAGATAAATGGGTGTTACAGGCTGCGCATTGTCTGTGGCAGTTATGCTCGTTAAATCGAAGGTGTCCTGCACTTCCAATGCTTCGGTAATGGCCTGCATGATATGATGAGGCACTTGTTGACCCACAACTAATACAACCGTCATTCTGATCCCTTAATCTTATATATTTATTAAATACTACTTGAGTTTCTTTTAACCAATCGGATCGGCTTTTTAATTTTAATTTAGCTTCTTTTACTTCTTTTTTGACGGTTTTAATTTTTTGATTCTTTGCAAATTCAATTGCACACTTCCATTGGCACACTAACTGAAGCGGTTTTAAGGGTGTAAAGTATGCTTTACATATTTTACACTTCTTCTGTTTGATTGGCTTCACGGAATCTTACTCCTAAATCTGCACCATAAGCATATATTTGTTCCATGTAATTACTAAAACCTAATTTAGTAAGCTTGGAAGTTGATCCAACTAATACACGTCTGCCGTCAGGAGTTTCTTCGTATTTTCTATATCCTTCTTTAACTAATTTAGGATCAGGAAAGTCAGGTAAGAATTTTTCTTTAAAGTATTCGTGCCATATTAAAGCTGAATATTGTCTGCCATGCACCCAAGCTTGTTGAGCAATGTCATTTAATGGGCCAGCCCACATTAAAGCATTAGCGTTTAATGATCTTGATTTTTGTTCTTCACGAATAACAACTTCTAAAGGTTTATCTAAATCAATAGGTGCATTTTGTATTGCATTAATTGCTGTGTCTATTTGTGTCTTTCCAACAAGACGGATAGTTTTAGCTAGGTATTCTGTTCTCATTTTGTCCTTTTCTCATAATCATCACGACAATCTAAATTACAAAATCTTATTAAAGATTTAGCTCCACAATTTAGACAAACGCCAACGTGCTTGTAATTCATGTCATTATCTCTAACGTGCTTTATTGCAGCGTTACGATATTGTTCTTCTAGCTCGCTGGCTCTGTCAAACTCATCCATGTTAGAACGGAATGTCTGATTCCATGTCATCAAAGTTTGTTTTAGGCGCAGGTGCAGATTCTTTGCCTCTAGGTTCAAACAATGAAACAATGATTGTGCTTCTATTATCAGGATTAGGTAAACCTGCTGGGTTAAATGTTCTATTCAATAAAATATACTTACGGCCATCTGATTCCATAACTGCGCCAATATTTTCATAAGTGCCTTTTACTGCACCTTCTTTGTTTGTATATTCACCTGTCTTTACTGCCAAATCCATTAATTTTTTACTAGCCATTTTTATTTTCCTTTGTGGTTAAATTAAATAATACATATTTATTGCCTAATTGTCTTTTAAGAAATTGAACTCTTATGTTGCGTCTTTCTATGAATTCAATGTCTTTTGTGGTAATAGGCAACTTCACTCCATAAAAGTTATTTAGTAACACGAATAACCTCCCCTGTAGATTTATCCAACTCATATTCATACATATCAGCTTCAGATAACTTTTGATTCTTAATGCGTTGGCCGAAAATTTTTTCAAAATTCTCATCAAACTTTTTTTGATCTACTGATCTGTATGTATCGCCTTTGCCTGCTTCATGCGCCATATTTCCTCCTAAAATAATGGTTCAGCTTTAATTAAATCAAATACATTTTCTTTAGGTTGTTTTGGTAATCGTTTAATGATGTGATTAGGTTTATTTAAAATATAAAACAAAGCTTCATGCTTTGTTCTAAATTTTCTTATCGCTTCATTAAAGTCATCAATCACTACATAATTAAACATTAGTCCTCGCAGTTTCCGCCAATACATCTAGCGTTAGCTAATGCAGCTTCTTCAATATCGGCTATTGCATCTTTGCCAATAAAGTCATCTGCTGCAATTCTTAATCTATTGTATAGACTTTTTTCTACTTCGGTTACAGAAGTTTTCATAAGAAATCCTCTATCCCTGGCATGATCTGTTATAACAGAGTTGACATAATCAGAAGGTTCTACACCCCATGATTCAACTTCGCTATATTTTTTGTCATCCAATTCAACTTCAATGATTACACTAAATCGTTTCATGTTTTACCTTTCTAATTAACTCTAACATCTCTGCTCGACCATGTTTCTTTTCGTATCGTTCAAGCATTGACCTTGCGTGTGGTTTATAAGCACGTCGTAGCCAGCGCACCCAACAACACTCGTTATTAAAATTAAAACGACCACGATTTTCATTGCATAATTCACAACTCATTTAATCCTTAAAGCTTCTTTAGCAAATTTAATACCAATGTCATTTTTATATCTACCTTTTTCTGAATCATTTAATATTCGTCTAGCCCATGCTTTAGG